GTTATATAGTTCTGTTATACCATTTTATAAAGCTTCTGGGTTCACGAGTTATGACTGGCAGCATTTAACATTCGATAAGCTTAGTAGCTTAGACGAACGTAATGATTATGCCTTTACCGTGCCCTATAAGCGCATTGTGCATTTTGACAGAGCTAAAAACAGGGTATATATTCCTAGTTTTTACATTTATACAGACATTGAGTATGATAGCGCACAGCCCGTTGACTGCAATGCTATTCGTATTGTATTCGGTGATGGTACTAGCATTGTATCAACTATTAGTGTAAGTTTAGGCCCCAGTTTTGATGATTTTATCAATAGCCTTCATTTAGAAGTATTAGGCGGAAAAATACTTGTAGTTTCAGAGCCCGGCTATTTAGAATTCCCCAATGGTGCCTGGCCTCTAGGTCCTATGTCTATTGTGTTACGATTTAGAAGACAATATACTTTTGAAAACTATGATTATTATTCAGACAGGCTTTATGTCACTGATGATATACACAACTATATAGAACTTAAGTGGTGGAATACTACTAACTTAGCTATAGGCCGTAGAATAATACCATACGAATATGGCTACAAGCCGAGCTGCTTTATTGACACTTTATTAGGCAAACCTGAATATACTTTTGAAGAGGAATTAATATCCAGGTTGGGTTATAATTTTGTGCAATCAGCTGTAAGTAAAAAAACGTATAGATGCGCTTTTTCTGCACCCGAATATTTATGTGATTCTTTGCGTATAATGCGTATTTGTGACAATAAGTTTGTAACGCGATATGATTTTCCTAATTACAGCGAACGTTTAGAGCCCATGACAATGACGATGGATGTTGACTGGGATGAACAAGGACATTTAGCCCTTGTGAACATGTCTTTTGACGTCGATTTAGTGGCCGCTAATCCTAGCGGATACATACCGGGTGTGCATGGCGATTTTAACAATGACTATAATAATGACTTTAGTAATTCTTAAATATGTACGAGAATCTAATTGCTGATATAAATGCTTATATAAAAGCTAATGCTGCTAATGAAATAACAGGCCCTGGCTTGAACAATATCTTGCAGGAATTGCTCAACGCACTCGGCACTGGTATGCGTTTTTACGGCATGGCAAATCTGGCTACGCAGCCAGCCGTAAATCAATATCCTAAGTTTTATCTATCTTTTACTCCTGGTAATTATCACAACTTTAATATAGCAAGTCAGCCTGTTTTTACGTCTGGCTTCGCCGTTATTTATGACGAGGCTGGTAACAATACATGGGCTATGGCTGTCAAGAGCTTCGCCTATACAGATAATACTTTTGTTGTTGATGCAGCAGTAAGGCGCAATACATTTGGAACTGATACTATTTTTTACGTTAAAGAGGCCGAAAAAACTAACAATACTAGTTCATTTACTATATACGCATACGATAAAGTTAATTTAACGGAGCAACTGGTTGCAACATATACTAGTCATGGCAGCGCTTTAACTGGATATAAAACGCATGAAATAGACCCGGGTGTTTCTCGTCCCAAATTTACAGTAGCTGTTAACTGGGATGTTATACCTCTGGGCTCCTCAGTGCAGTATACACCTGAAGAGACTAAGTTTCCAGCAACAGCTTATGTTGAAAATTCAACGGATGTTGGCTTGGATAAGTTAACGCATCGTGTTGATTTGGTCGAGCGCATTGGCGGTCGTTATAATATTAGTGAAGATGGTACTTTTTCACGTGAGAACCTTGGAGCTGACTTTTATATTGGGCAAGCGCCTTCTTTCATAGACCCGAAGATGCAAACTGATGCCGAAGATATACCACGTCTCGGCACTAATATTAGATGTGGTTATCTCTTAGACTCCAGTGTCAATCTAAGGGTAGATTTAGTACCAAGTAACTTCCCGGTTCAAGCTGTTTATTATATATATTTAGTTAATACAACAGCTACGCCACGTAATATTACCATAAACACTATTGATACAGATAATGAATCCGTGTTAAAATATACCGAGCATACTTTGGCAGCTAATAGTGTTTTGGAGATTAGAGCAATTAAAGCACCAGATATGCGCATATTAAGGTATGCTGTTACAGAAATGTTATAAACTCATTAAATTATAAAAGTTATGCCTGAAATTAAAAAAGTAACATTGACCGAAGCGCAGAAAGAAGCCTTCAAGAACTTAGTGGCTAGATTGAAAACAGGTAAAAAGCCCTGGTCACTTTTTAAGAAAAAAGCCGAAGGGGCTAAATAGTTTTTTTTTAATCCTAAATCTTAAGCATTATGAAGATTAAAACAGAAAATGGAGAGATGAACGTAACATCTCAAGGCCAGGGTTCTTTGAACACTGTGCTGGGCGCTGTCGGAACAGCTGGCGCACTTGGAATGATGAACGGATGGTTTGGACGCGGTCCGCGCCATGATGGTGATGACCGGCCGGTTACACGCTATGAGCTAGGCCTCGTTCGTGAATCTATTGCGAAAGACGGTGAATTGGCAGAACTTCGTTCGAAGCTCTACACCAACGAGCAGGTCGCCAGCGTGAAACAGCAGCTCAACGACTTTCAAGCTCAGCAGATGCTGTACAATGGCACCAACAACGCCGCGGTGGCTTGCATTCAAAAGCAAGTCAACGATTTGTTTGGTCTTACGCGCCTCATGGTTCCCAACGGCAATATAGCGCCAGGCTGGGGTCCGTTTCCGCCTGCGCCTGAAGCGCCTGTAACTCAATCAAGTTCAACAGTCACGACCAACGGTTAGTAGTTTCTTTTCACACGTCAGGGACTCGGCTGAGATATGCCGAGTCCTTACTTAAAAAACCTTATTATGGAATATACTAACTTAGATAAATTAGTTGCGGTCATCACTGAGTGGCTTAGGCCCTTAGCCAGTACACTTGCTGGGGCTTATCTTAATAAGCTTGATTCTGTTGAGCGCGCTAACGCGTGGGCCCGTAAATTCTTTCCTGTTTCTGCTGACTATTCCATCGCTAATGACTTGGGCTTTTTATTTATGCCAACTTTGCAATCAGCGGTTCGTCCATTTATTCAATCAAGTCTTGATAAATTGAATTTAACAGACGACGCTATTCCGGAGTTCGCTAAAAATACCGTTATGGCTATGGATAAAGAGCTAGAGACCAAACCAACTATTAGTTTATTTAACTTAATAGAATTGGATGCTGACGATGTCAACAGACTACGCCATTTACTTGAGAATAATCTTAACGTTTCCTTTACGGGATATACTGTTGTGAAATAATGAAAACATTTACACTACCTTTATTCTTTCTGTGCGTCTGTTATTTGATGTGTGTTCTAGCCGTAGCACTGGACCTAATATCTGGTGTGCGTAAAGCTAAAGCCCGTGGCGAATATCGTAGCTCCAGAAAACTGCGGCTGACTGTCGAGAAGCTCGTTAAATACTTGAATATGCTTGCAGTACTTACTTGCATAGATGCTATTCAGGTACTTAGCTTCTTTATTTTAGCAGCTCAAAGCGGCAAAGCTTTTGTTATGCTGCCAATATTCACAGGTCTGGGTACAATCTTTACATGCTTCATAGAGCTAAAAAGCATTTATGAAAAGAACACAGATAAGCGTAAAGCTGAAATTGAAGACACCGCACGAAAAATCAAAGAAGTCCTTTTGGACGAAACAAACAGAGAACTTATTAAATCACTTTTAGAAAAATTAGAAAAATGACAAATATGGAATTAGCCCAGCAGCAGGGTAATCAAGCTGCACCCAATTTGCTAGACGCGGCCTTAGCCGGTGAATTCGGCGGCGGCGGAAGTTCATACATTTTGCCCGAGCAGGCAGCCTTTACGTTTGCAGAGCTTGATGACTATCCCGTTGAAGCTGCTCAAGCCGATGAAACGGTAGCTCAAACACTTTATGACAATATGAAAATTGTCAGTCCAAAACTTGCTTTTTTTCACCTTAAAGAGATTTATACCCCAGAGTCTGAGGAGCAAGAACCGCAAGCATTTATTTTTATGGCTCTTAGCTCCGAGTTTTTAGACTTCTGTAAAAATAACGTGGATGCCGTTTCTCAAGTAGAGCCAGGTGAAATATATGAAGATATTAGCGCGCTTTTTAACAGCCTAACGCCTGATGAGCTTTTCACAATAGAAAAAGAATCAGCGGAAATGATTAGCGGATTTGCCCTTCTTGCTGTGACTATAGGCATCGGCGAATTACCCCCGGCCTGTAGCGGCTTAGCTGCTTATCGTATTTCAGAGACGGGCAACACCAGTGCACCATATTATTACGAATGCACTGTCTTCCCATCAGGGCTTATGGCCTTTACGCATACTGGCACAACTATTCTCAGTACACCCGTTAAATTAGAAAAGCCCATGTATGGTGTGGATATTAAATTCTAAAAAACAACGATGAGTAAGCAAACAGATTTTCTCAATTCAGTATCTCGGCCTGCAATAGCAGCATGTCGAGATACTGCTTTGCTCCCTTCGGTGTGTATCGCACAAGCTATACTCGAAACTGGCTGGGGTAAATCCACACCAGGTAACAATCTTTTCGGTATGAAAGCTACCGGCAAACCAAATGCTAATTGGGACGGCTCGGCAGTAGAGTGTACTACCTATGAATATATTAACGGAGTAAAAACACGTATAGTTTCTAAGTTCCGTAAATATAAATCATACGAAGACAGCTTCAGAGACCATAATAGATTGTTTTTATTTAGCAAGCGTTATATCTCTGTGCTGTCTGCTAAAACACCTGAAGCTCAAGCAAAAGCTATTAAAGCCTGTGGTTATGCTACTGACCCGAAATATGCAGAAAAGTTAATTAACTTAATCAAACAGTATAATTTAGAACAATATGACAAATATGGAATTAGCCCAGCAGCAGGGTAATCAAGCTGCGCCCAATGTGATTGATGCTGCTAAGGCCTCTGAAGTTCAAATTGATACTACACTTGCGCAAGAACAGGGTAATCAGGCCACGCCACTTATTGCTGATAGCCTTGCAGGCTCCGAATCATACGAAGCTATTAAGCAGCAAGGCAATCAGGCTATGCCACTTATTGTTGATGCACTTGAACAGCCAGTGCCGCCGACGCCCACGGTTGATTACATGTACTTCGAGGCTCAAGAGGCGAACAGCACAGTGTCTATGTTATCCACACTGACAACAGCTCCCGAATTGGAATACAGCACTGATGGTGAGACCTGGCAAGAGTGGCAACACACCACCTCCGATGGCACGCATACGTTTGCCACACTGACGCTTACTGAAATTGGTGACCGCGTGTATCTGCGCGGCGATAACCCCAACGGTCTTGGAACTTTCCCCGAAGTAGCGGATACGCCGTTATTCTCACATTTTGAAATGATGGGTAAAATCGCAGCGGGCGGAAACATCATGAGCCTGCTCGATAAAGACATAGAAATTACAGAAATTCCGGCGTGGGGGTTTGCTTTATTGTTTGCCAGCCTCGGAGAAAAAAGTTTGAACACCTCTCTCACAGCTGCGGCCGCGATGCCAAACGTCACCACCATCGGCGAAGGCGGCTGCTCCTCCATGTACAATGGCTGCACCTCTCTCACAGCTGCGGCTGATATGCCACAACTGACCACCATCGGCGAAGGCGGCTGCGCCGGCATGTACCATGGCTGCACCTCTCTCACAGCTGCGGCTAATATGCCACAACTGACCACCATCGGCCACAGCGGCTGCTACTCCATGTACTATGGCTGCACCTCTCTGACAGCTGCGGCTGATATGCCACAACTGACCACCATCGGCGAAGGCGGCTGCGCCTCCATGTACGATGGCTGCACCTCTCTGACAGCTGCGGCTGATATGCCACAACTGACCACCATCGGCGAAGACGGCTGCGCCGGCATGTACCAAGGCTGCACCGCTCTCACAGCTGCGGCCGCGATGCCAAACGTCACCACCATCAGCGGCGGCGGCTGCTACTCCATGTACTATGGCTGCACCTTCAACATGTCTGACGACGGAACAACGCTCAACTTCGACTTCCCGACACCGCCAATAACAGCGGGAGAAACAACGTATTCAACCGCCTACGACGTGGCGTCATGGATGGGCAATACCAACGGATTTACAAATCCTTAAAATATCAAAATTATGGCAGTAACAGTTAAAAAAGCAACAAAAGAGCAGCTCGCTGCCAACGCAAAGAAAATGAAAGCAGCGGCAGAGAAGTTAAAAGAGCGAATTATTTTAACTAATCGTCATGAGCAAACAATATGACAAATCTTGAAGATGCCTAGAACCTATTACCGTTAACTTCTTTACACGTGC